CAAACCCGAAACATAAGAAGGTATTCCTACCTGCCGCTGGTACAATAGAAGAATGTCCATCTCTTCCATCTTGTACTGATATGTCCAGGGTACTGGATGACTCCAATCTAGTAAAAGACAGACACGGTGTACCGTGTCCACTGTTTACCCAAGCCGTGAAATATTCTCTCTCAACCGAGACCTCTGGACGGTATGACGAACGACTCCTCGACTTAACGTGTGAGTATGTTAAAACATACTACGAAATTAATTATGCAGAACCCCGCGATATCGGTGTAAGCCGTATCATCAATGGTTTTAGAAACTTGAAAGGACTGGACCTAACAACATCAGCCGGTCCAAAAATGAAGCTGAAGCACAGAATCCACACAAAAGAGCCACTCTTTATTAGGTGTGGGGAAGATAGGTCTGATAACACGCGTCCATGGTATCAAATAGCTTCAACTGAAGCTGGACGCGATCTCAAGAATGACTACTACAACTACGAAGCAAGTATCGAAAAAGGCGAGCCTATAACATTCGTCTGTAAAGATAATGCTAAAGTAGAGTTTTTGCCCAAGGAGAAAGTCTATAAGGGCAAGGTACGATTATTCAACGAGATAGATCTGTCCATAAATATGCTTCTAAAGAAGTACTTTGGATACATCCTTGAGAGTATGATCACGAACCACGTCGACTGCATCTACGCCATTGGGTATAATCCGTACCTAGACGCCACACACTACAACCGTGAGATGGAGAGAGGTGTGGGAGACCTCATCAGCACCGACTTTGAAGGCCTCGACAAGACCATCCCTGATTTCTTGATCCAACGTTTCGTGCGCACCACACTATACAACAAACCACCTGCAGTTCAAGAGGCTATTGCAAAAACACTTAGCTTTACGATACATAACATGGACGGACATCTTTACACCGTTAATGGTGGTAATGAATCTGGTTCATATGTAACGACAATGTTGAATTGCTTCTGCGTGCATGTGACATCTTGGTACACATTCATTCGCAAGTTTGAACAGGAAAATCTACGTGTGCCTACATACGATGAGATCATGACTGGAGTCACCATGAAAATTCTAGGTGATGACTGTATAAGACGCATGGACTTAGGGGTCACATTTGAGGAATTAAAGCAAGACGCCGCACTGTTCAATCTTAGACTCACTCCAGCGAAACAAGACGGAGCACTTTCGTTTTGTTCCCGTGAGTACATAGCAGAAAATGGAATCGTGTACCCGGCACTCAAAAGATCCTCGATTGAAACAAGTCTTTTCTATGTCACCGAGGAGACCCCTGAGAAGATAAATCAAAACGTCAGCGTTGCACTGTTTGAAGCATCACTTCATCCAGAACCAGTCTTCAACGAGATTAGAGCGCGATGCCTGAAATTAATCAGACATTATAATCTAAC